CCAGAATTGATTTACGGTGCCGAGAACCCCACCAGGAGATCAATTCTGGTGGATGTTTGTTTAGAGCATCATGTGCTCTAAACTTACATCCACCAGAATTGATCTCCTGGTGGGGTTCTCGGCACCGTAATTCATTTTATGGGTAAGCGAATCTTTAGGATCATAATAATATTATGAAACTTAGAAGAGAATTGAAATTCTATAGACAAAACTTTCGTTCTATCTACAAAGATCAAACTCTTCGAATAATTTGTAATAATTACCTAACTCACCTTGAAACCATGGTTAGTAACCATGGGGTGAAACAGGCAATTATTTTTCATAAGGAGATACTAAGGTTTATGCAGCAAAGCTGTATGGATCAAAGTACGACTTTCAACCAAAATATATTTTGGACGAAAACCCGAGATGGTATTCCTAGCTTCCTGATCAAGGATGTTAAGAGACCATTAAAGGATCTTATGAAAGATTTTAGATTTAAACAAGGGATGATAACAATTTGTAACATCTATAAATTGTTAAAGTCTCCTGTTAGTTATGATGTTTCCACCATAACTCAAGTAAATCCAAAATCTCAAACTATTCGATACGATGAATTAATAGATGACATTGCTTCCCATTTCCAGGACTTCCTGAAAAGAAGGAAAGTAAAGCCATTTGAATTAAATTCATCCCATAATCCAATTTTTGTAACACCTAAAGCATCTGCCCAAGGGCGGAATGCTATAGGTGATACAAGTATATTGGACGCTATAGCTTGCAACGATTCTGGAATAATAGAAACTCAGAGATCAATTGCTAAATTGGTTTTCACCGATAAAGCTTTTAATCAATGGGATTCTTTGATTTCAGAATCTCTTCTCTTAAGAGATCCAAGTAAAAGTTATACAGATATGACAGGTCGACTCCATTTCCTTCAAGAAGGAGGTGGGAAGACCCGCGTAATATGTATTCCTGATATTTGGACCCAAACTGTACTGAAACCTATTCATGACTACCTTATGGCAGCATTGAAATGGTTTCCATGTGATGGTACATTCTCTCACTCAATTCTTGCGAAAAGAGTCAGAAAATTTACTAAAACAGGACCTCTTAACTGTTACGACCTTAGGGCTGCAACAGATAGGATGCCAGTTGATCTTCAAACAAAAGTCTTGGAAAAACTTTTGGGTGAAGATCTTAGTACACTTTGGAAGACTATACTAGTGGATAGAGATTTCCACTATGTTAGGGGGCAATTGAGGTATGCTGTAGGTCAGCCAATGGGGATGTTATCCTCATGGGCTGCCATGGCAATAACTCAT